TCCGCCCACCAAGCACGAACAAAAGATGAACATAACAAAAATGCCTCCCAAACGGCGCCTCGTCGACAGTCCCGAAGATATGGAAGATGATGGATCCTCTAGCACTCCAGCCCATCTACCCAAATTGCCAGGTACATTTCTCCAATACACAACTGGTGGTGGGGATCCACATCCTGGCATCGGTGATGAGAAGGACATCAAAAAGAATGCTCTAGCTTTTCTTGACCCAACACGTCGTGAAAAGTTTCATGGTGTGACTCCAAGTTTAATCTTTCTTTGCTTATTAATTCCTGGGCTTCATGCGGCACTTATCTTTGCAGGTGTCCCTCGGGAATCTTATCTGTCGACTCCTGTTGATCGAGGTGGTGAGCAGCTGATTAAGGCTGGGAAATTCTATGGTGAAAGGTTTGTCGATCGCGAATTAACCGAACTTGAGATTTCTTCCATATTCAACCACTGTTGCTCTTTACTGATTGGGGTGGTGATTGGTTCTTCTGCTAAGATCAAAGCTGGAGCGGAACAAATTAAGAAGCGATTTAAAACACTGATGGCCTCCCTCAACAGGCCTTCCCACGGAGAGACAGCTACACTACTTCAGATGTTCAACCCCCACGAAGCAATAGACTGGATCAATGGTCAACCATGGGTTGGTTCCTTGGTTCTATCACTGATAACTACGGATTTTGAGTCTCCTGGTAAGGAGTTTATGGATCAAATCAAGTTAGTAGCAAGCTATGCACAAATGACTACATACACAACAATCAAAGAATACCTTGGTGAGTGTATGGATGCAACACTGGTTATCCCAGCTGTTGCATACGAAATCAAGGAATTTCTTAAAGTTTCGTCAGAATTAAAATCAGATCATGGAGATTTATTTAAATATCTCGGTGCAATTCGACACCAGGATGCTATTAAATTGGCTCCACGGAATTTCCCTAATTTAGCTTCTGCGGCTTTTTATTGGAGCAAGAAGGAAAACCCAACAATGTCCGGTTATAGAGCCTCAACAATACAACCGGGCTCTACTGTTAAAGAAGCGCAGTTAGCTCGGTACCGTCGGCGTGAAGTCACTCGAGGCGAGGATGGAGCTCATTTGTCAGCGGAAATTGCTGACATTATGAGAATGATTGGTGTTACTGGTCTTCAACCTTAAAGTGAACATACCCATAAAAAATCATATCTTTATGGTGCAGCTGGTGTAAACTGTAATGAGCTCTGATCTGCAATTAACACTGCTGGAGTTAATCCGAAGACTGAATGGCATCTCGACCCTCGAGTCTGGTGGACTCCCTGGACGCAGAGGAAGACCCGCAGACAGCACGTCGCACTCGGTCGAGGTCTCCGAGGAGGAGAAAAATTCAGCCAGATGCCCTGACACAACCAGTCGAACACCTTCTTCGAACGTTGAAGAAGAACCCGTCCATGATCTCAGACCCAGACCAAAGGACAGGAAGGGAGCAATTGTCGAATGATGAGCTTATTAAACAACTGGTCACAGAGTTGGCCGAAAACAGCATGCTCGAAGCAGAAGGTCTTCGTGGTGCTCTTGATGACACTGCTCAACGAATGGAGTCAGGCTTTGAATCACTATCAACCCTCCAGATAGAGACCATACAAGCTGTGCAAAAAACAGATTATGCCGATAGTATTAGAACCTTAGGGGAGAACATTAAGATCCTGGATAGATCAATGAAGGCCATGACGGAGACAATGAAGATGATGATGGAGAAGATCGATTTACTATATGCTTCATCAGCAGTTGGAAATCCTTCAGCTCCCATGTTGCCATCATGTCCTGCTCCGCCACGCTTATATCCTGCACTGCCCAGCGCTCCAACTGCGGAGGAATGGGATATTATACCATAAAAAAACCGAACCAATATGAATTCTAAGCACACCTACGTGGAACTCAAAGACAAGGTAATAGTTCCCGGATGGCCCACGCTTATGCTAGAAATAGATTTTGTGGGAGGAACCTCAAGAAATCAATTCCTTAACATCCCGTTTCTTTCAGTGAAGGAACCATTAATTCTTCCCAGAGAAAAACGTCTGGTCGATTATCTCACAATCGACGTTGAGCCTTGTGGTCATTCGCTTGCAAACGTCTACTTCCAGATTGATGATTTCTTGGCTCTTGCGCTTAATGCATTGGCTGTCTACACCAACCCTATAAAGAAGTACATGTTCATCCGGCTCAACGAGGAGCAGAGCAAGCATGCGATCAATGCAGCGTTTAATGTATTTTCGTATCGTTTACGGAACATTGGTGTTGGGCCTCTTGGGCCCGATATACGCGTTTCGGGCTCTTAAGTGCAACACCGACTCAAGCCCCACCCTAATCGATTTGGAAATTCGTCGCCTTTGTCATAACAGCACTGAAAATGTCATTTCATGCGAGGTTAGTTATCTAAATCATACTGTAACAGAAGTCAATGTAACTCATGTATCTTGTTTTAAATACCATTGTAAAACATACTGGGGGTTCTTTGGTAGCTACAGCGCAGATCGTTTAATTAATAGATACACTGGTAAACCTGGTCTCTGTGATAACAGCACAATGGACGATCCATTTGTATGCAATTGGTATTATTGTTGCTCAGCAACAATTACAGAAGTATGCAGATGTACAACTACTAATGCCGTCGTTGCTGTTCGGTCTTTCCCTCCCTTTGTTTACTGTAGCTTTGCAGACTGCAGCACTGTTACAGAAGGTGAATTAGCCACTGGGAGGGCAAATTTGAGTGATGGGAGCTACTTAATATTTAGTCCATACAACATCAGTTCAGACATAGTCAATCAGACTCTCAATGGTACAATTTTATGTAACCAATCATCAAAAGTTGTGTCCTTTGATGAGTTTAGGAGATCATACTCCCTTACAAATGGTAGTTATACTAGTTCGACTTTAAATATAACATGCAATAATGTGACTGGAACATGCAGAGCTCCAAAGAGGAGGACGAGACGAGACGTATCTCAAATTGAGTATTTAGCTCATAAGCTTCGACCGACTTTACTTGATGCGTGGGAGGACTGCGAAATTCTGCAGTCTCTGCTGCTTGGTGTATTTGGTTCAGGGTTAAGTAGTGCCTCAAGATTTCTTCGGGAATGGTTGAACCACACAAACCTTGTTGGTTATATTGTCAATGGAATAGGTATTATATGGCAGTGTCAACCTGTTGAGAATGTAACATTCTTACCATGGAATGAGTCAACTTATTATCCTCCTGTTAAAGTTAAGGATAAAAGGTTATATTTAAATGACGAGGGCAGATTGCAAACTAGTACCCCGGAGGCTCGGCCTGGACTTAAAAGAATATTTTGGCATGAAAGGTTGTATTTGGGGACAGTAGGATCTGGACTCAAGCCTAAGAGGGTTAAGTATAACAGATCGTCTCATGACTATCACTTGGAGGAGTTTAACTGGAGTCTTAATTTTACTCCTTCTATAAATTTTGCTGCGGGTCATGAAACAAATCCTATTAATCATGCATATGGAACACAATCCAGTCTGTTGCCCTATACACGATCCAGTAACATAACGTCTACGGATACAGGATCAGGTTGGGTCCATATAGGTCTCCCGTCATTTGCGTTTATAAATCCTCTGGGGTGGCTTAAAGATGTATTCTCATGGGCTGCATGGATTGGTGGTATATTGTATCTTATTACACTTTGTATTTCGCTCCCAGCCTTATTCGCGAGGAGGAGGCGCCTCGGAAGGTGGAAGGAATAAACAGAACAGATCAATCTCTTAAAAATCCTTTGATTGGTACAGAGGTTAGATTCTGCCTGGAATCATGCTTCTTACCACATCACATAAGAGCTTTCAACTTAATCAAGGCAAAGAATCATCCATCAAAAGATTATTACAAATTGTTCCGCCGTGTAGTCTTAAATCCAAACGTTTACCCTATCGGGGTTTTGATTCGAGCAGCTGAGACAATCCTGCAAATTATTATAACCACGTGGAAGCTTCAGCATATGGCTAAACCATTGACCGCTGCCGTCAGATATGCGCTCACTAACCCAAGAGTTAGACAACACCTGGAATTAAGTATCACTTATCAACGAATTGTTCGCCAGGTCTCGTACAGTCGTGAATCTGACATTGGACCAAAGAGAATTGGAGACTTGTCATTAACATTTATTCAGTCACTAGTAGTTGCACATTTGGGTGAAGAAAGTTGTTTAATGACTTATAATCACTTTTTAGCCGCTGCTGATACAGCTAAGAGTAGATGTCATCTATTGATAGCTGCTGTAATCCAAGGTGCTTTATGGGAATATGGATCGTTCCTGGACTATATCTTTGAATTAATTGATGTAATTGATTCTATTGATACTAATCATGATGACTACTTTACAATAATCAAATCTATATCTCCATATTCAAAGGGATTAGTAATGAGTTCGTATAATACTACTGTAAAGACCGAATTTGAGACTGTGTTCCAAATCAATACTATGTGTCCGAGATTAGATAGTCTACTAAAAAAACTTTTGGTTCTCAATCCAAACCTGTTGTTAATGATCTCATCGGTTGAAAAATCCTGGTACTTCCCCGAAATCAACATGGTAGATGGCCCCAAGGATCAATTCCATAAGATGCGAGTTGATATTGATGCCCCATCATCAATCCTTCAATATGGTCAAGAATTATTGACCGTTTTTAGGGCAGAATTTATCAAGGGCTATGTTGCGAAACATGCGAAATGGCCACCAGTCTTCTTAACTGCACAGGCATCTAAGTCACTGCATAATGCACGAGAACTTGGGAGGTGGAGTCCATCGTTTGACCGGAATTGGAAGCTATTCTCGGAGGTAGTAATACTCAAAATTGCTGATTTAGACCTGGATCCTGACTTCAACGACATTGTAAGTGACAAAGCAATTATAAACTCCAGAAAAGATTGGACCTTTGAGTATAACGCCGCCGCATATAGAAGAAAATATGGAGAGCAATTTGAGAGGCCTCGTAATCGATCAGGCCCATCACGATTAGTTAATGCACTCATAGATGGTCGGCTTGATGACATACCAGGACTGTTGTTGCCGTTTTATCGTGGAGCCGTGGAATTCGACGACAGGATAACAGTTTTGGTACCAAAGGAGAAGGAGCTTAAAGTTAAAGGCAGATTTTTCTCGAAGCAATCCTTAGCAATTAGAATTTATCAAGTAATAGCTGAAGCAACTCTTAAAAATGAGATAATGCCTTATCTTAAAACACACTCAATGACAATGAGCTCAACTGCTTTAACCCATTTGCTTAACAAGTTATCTCGACAAATTATTACAGGTGATTCTTTTGTTATTAACTTGGATTATAGCTCATGGTGCAATGGGTTTAGACCAGAACTGCAAATGCCGATCTGCCGGCAACTTGATCAGATGTTCGATTGTGGATACTTTTTCAGAACAGGGTGCACCCTGCCATGTTTCACTACATTTATTATGCAAGACAGATTTAATCCTCCCCGGCTACACAACCTAGAGCCAGTGGAGGATGGGGAGACTTGTATTTCAGGAGCAAAAACAATGGGAGAAGGTATGCGACAGAAACTATGGACAATTTTAACGAGTTGCTGGGAAACTATCGCATTAAGAGATGTAGGTGTTACATTTAATATATTGGGACAGGGTGATAACCAAACTATAATTGTTTATAAATCCCTCGCAGAATCCAATCAGTCACAAGCGGATAGGGCATTAGGATCATTATATAAGCATGCACGGTTGGCAGGCCACCATCTTAAGATGGAAGAATGTTGGGTTTCTGATTGTTTGTATGAGTATGGGAAGAGGTTATTTTTCAAGGGAATTCCTGTTCCAGGCAGCTTAAAGCAGTTGTCAAGGGTCACTGATTCCACTGGAGAGCTGTTTCCTAACTTATATTCTAAGTTAGCATGTTTGGTGTCTTCGTGCCTTAGTGCTGCAATGTCTGATACTTCCCCATGGGTAGCACTGACAACAGGGATATGTTTATACCTTATTGAGCTCTACGTAGAGTTACCAGCATCTATTATGCAGGACGAGTCATTATTGACTACTCTCTGTCTAGTTGGTCCAGCACTGGGTGGACTCCCGACACCAGCAACATTGCCGAGCGTTTTCTTCAGGGGTATGTCAGACCCATTGCCATTACAATTGGCATTATTGCAAACACTAATTTCTACTACGAGTATTAGTAGTTCTTTTGTTAATCGAGTAGTCAAATTGACTATTGCAGCATACCCAGACTGGTTATCACTTGTTACGGATCCAACATCACTTAATATAGCTCAAGTTTTTCGACCTGAGAGACAGATAAGAAAGTGGGTCGAGGAGGCTATCTCGGCAAGCTCTCACTCTTCACGAGTTGGGGAGTTTTTCCAGCAACCGCTTACAGAGATGGCACAACTATTGGCTAGGGACTTATCGACCATGATGCCCCTTAGACCACGGGATATGTCGGCATTATTTGGATTATCTAATGTCGCATATGGGCTAAGTGTAATTGATCTGTTTCAGAAATCCTCTACTGTTGTAGCAGCTAATCAGGCTATACACTTAGAAGACGTTGTAATTGAGAGCCAACGATACAAGGACTCAATTATTGCTCGTGTCTTAGATCAATCGGAAGGTGTTGATATTACACCTTATCTTGACGGGTGTACATATCTAGCTGCAAAAAGACTCAGGAGGCTTACTTGGGGTAGGGAGCTTGTTGGTGTAACCATGCCTTTCGTTGCAGAGCAGTTTGTCCCCTGCAATTCCCAAGAGGCAACTATTGATGATTATCAAGATGCCGTTATTTATTGCCCTCAGGAGCCACTAAGAATGAGACATTTATCAACCCGAGGCGATCAGCCTCTGTATCTTGGTTCAAACACAGCTATTAAAGTCCAAAAAGGTGATATTACAGGGCTAAATAAATCAAGAGCAGCAAGTTTGGTTAGGGACACCTTAGTTTTATATCAGTGGTATAAAGTCAGAAAAGTCATTGATCCAAATTTATCTAAGTTAATGGATTGTTTTCTGCGTGAAAAGGGTTACACTTCAGAAATTAGGCCAAATGTTCAGGGAGGTACACTGACACATCGGTTACCATCAAGAGGAGACTCACGCCAAGGATTGACTGGTTATGTAAACATACTTAGCACTTGGCTTAGATTTACTAGTGACTACTTACAAACTTACTCTCATTCCTCAGATGATTACACAATACATTTCCAACATGTATTTACATTTGGTTGCCTTTATGCAGACTCTGTTATTCGATCGGGGGGTATTATATCGAAACCATACATACTGAGTGCTAGTTGCCCCACGTGCTTTGAGAAAATAGAATCAGAAGAGTTTTTGTTAGCATGTGAGCCTCAGTACAGGGGAGCAGAATGGCTAATCAGAAAACCTGTCTCTATCCCCGAGTCTATTGCTGATGTAGAGGTAGAGTTTGACCCATGTATTAGCGCAAGTATTTCTTTAGGTATTCTGATTGGTAAGTCTTTGCTGGTAGACATCAGAGCAAACCAGTCTGATATTACTGAGCAAAGGACCTGGGCCAATTTAGAGAGGTTTTCATTAACAGATGTGCGGAAGTTGCCTTGGAGTATTATTATTAGAGCACTTTGGAGATTCATAATTAACGCCAGACTACTCACATTTGAGAAGTCAGGGCTGATTAAAATGGTTTCAGGATTCAATGGGCCTACTTTTTCATTTCTTAACCAAGTATTTAAGGAATCTGCTTTATTGTTGGAGACAACACCGATTGAAAGGGCCATGTCAAAATTAAATTTTAGAGATAGGAAAGATTTGATATCTAAGATATTGTTGTTCCCAATTAGTAATTATGAGGTTGCTCATCTTGAGTCAATGAGAATTGATGCAAAGTATCAATTGATATCAGAAGCAAATATTGATCTCTACTTAGCTTCAGCTAAAGGAGTCTCTACAGGGCTTACTCCAATTATAAACGAAACAAATGATTTTACATCAAAGGGATCTCACCATGGGAATTACTCACTGTCTGGGGTTAAGGCTCAAGCACAATCACAACTAGTCAAGATGGTTATTAGAAAATTAGGGTTATCGGAGATTTATGTTTACCCTGATGTTGACCCTGAAATTGTGCTTGATCTATGTCATCTATCAGGGGTGTCATTGGTCTTAATCTTAGCGGGAGATCCAAAATTTTATGAGACTTTACTAGAGTTGGACCTTTGTAATGCTGTTAAAACAAGGGTGGACTTGAGAAGATCATTAGCTTTGAGAACACCTTTAGGATATTACATTGGTTCTGGTAATGGGCCACACCAGATAGTTTTTGAGGCTCTGGAAACAGCTTCGTATGCCCATCCTTGCTTGGAAGAATTAAATTTTAATGTATTTATTGATTCTAATTCTATTGATGTTACAGACATGTGCTGTTTGCCACTCTCCAATCCCTGTGCATCCCTATTCAAGCCAGTCTTCTCAAATGTCTCCAACTTGAAAACAGCCCTATTATCATCTTACAGCTATTTATTGGACTTGTTGATGATTAAGGGGTTTGATATTCGGCCAGTGTTAGAGGAGTTCGACGAGCTTGTATTGGCCAGTCAAACAGTTCTTAACTTGAAAACCGCATGGACAATGATATACTACGTTGGAATTGTTCATGGACAGGCAATCATCTCAAGGACAAAATTGACTATTGCAATGAAAAAATTGACAGTGCATGGCCGTCTCCCATCAGCTTCTGCGCTGAGGCTGAGGGAAGCACCAGACTTGGATTTATTTTTGTTAGATATTCCACCTAATTTGTTATTTATTCTAAGAGGAATTGATGATAATTAATCAACTAATACTATTAATTTATATATATGTATAAATTAATTCTTAAAAAACCATGGTAATGTTGTGGTGTTGATTTGTTTT